TTAAAAATTACTAATTAACAATTCTTTCCCTTCGCTGTGATTACCCCTATTTAGAGTATAAATTGTCGATACCGGCTTAATTTTAAATCCTTTAAATATTTCCCTGATCTCCTGCGCATCATTGATACTCAGAACGAATTGCGCTTTGATTTTGGCCAGCTTATCCGCCATCTCTTTATAATCAGGCAGTTCCATATTAAACTTATACCAGGGAGCCTTCCAATAGGGCGGATCGAGATAAAAAAAGGCCTCAGCACGATCATAACAAACCAAAAATTTCTGGTACGGGAGATTTTCAATCGTAACCTGAGACAACCTCAAATGGACTTCTGATAACTCCTCTTCCAGCCGAAGCAGATTAATCCCGGGTCTATGCAAGGGTCTCATCCCAAAGTTTCTACCCACCACCTTTGCGCTGAACGCGTGCCGCTGGAGATAATAATAATGGGCTGCTCGTTGGATATCAGTCAAACCCCCGGCAACTTGCTGCCGCTTAAAATCCTCGAACCATTCTCTCGATGATAAAATCCATTTAAATTGTTTTAAAAACTCCTCTAAATGATGCTGTAATACACGGTAAAAGCAAATCAGATCGCTATCCAGATCATTGATAACTTCAAATTTAGAGGGTTCTTTGCGAAAAAATACCCACGCTGCCCCGGCAAAGACCTCACAGTACATTTTGTGCTCCGGGATCATCTCAATTATTGTTTTTGCCAGCTTACTTTTGCCGCCGATGTACGCTAATGGACTGTCCACTGGACACCTCCTTGTGCAGAAAAATAACTTGTGTTATTATTCCCACACCATCTTTTCTCATCCCGATGGTGGAGAGTTTCCGCATTATGCGGACTGCGCTGGGTGGTGCCAGTGCGGCGGTGGCAGAGATCCATCACAATCTCTGCCCCGAACTTTCCTTTTATTTTAATGATTGATCTGATTGAGTTATAGTGGCCTGCGGCGTCGAAACCAATGGTGCAGGAGTCGCAACCGTCTGAGAATCCGGTATCACTGGAGCGGTTGCGGGAACGCCTTGAGTCTTAGCTGCCACTGCGCCATAAGCTGCCGCCGCATTCAAGATATTGGTCATAAAACCGCTCAACTGTGTGCTTGTGTCGGCATTATACGTGCCGAGTAAATCACTCCAGGTTATTACCTGGTTTACAAAAGGCGGTTTTTTGGCCGTTATATCCATTTTTGCAATCACTATTTTCCCCGTACTATCGTACTGTTCTTTGTGGATGGTCATGGTGGTACACCCACTTGAAAAAATCAACCCCCAAACAACCAAAACAGTAATAAAATAAACACAAAACAGTTCGAACTCAAAATAATAGAATATTTTTTTCATGCGAACTCCTTTCTATTTGAGCCGTACCGGCTCGTTTAAAACATCCCATTTGGCGATATCGCCCGGCCGGGGAGCGGTTTTACCTTCCACCAGCCCGGCGGCTCGATACGCCAGAAAAACAAACTCGCTGCAAAAATACCTCGTGCAATCCGCCGAGACCCGGCCAAAAATATTTTTAATTACCGAGCCAAAATCATACGGCGTGCCGACCTGATCAAGCGCCCAGGTGACGATTTGTTCACGCGCGCCACAATATTCTTTTTTGAGCGGCAGCCACCAGGCTTCACCGTCATATTTTTTAACCCTCCACGATAAAATACGCAGCTCAATGCCTGACGCGTTGGCTTCAAGAATAAACCGGCGATCGGTCAAGCCTTTAAACTCTTCCAGCCGGATCACCAGCGAAGCGTGGCTGTAACCGCCGTAAAGCCGGATCAGGCGCGAGATCGCTCCCGTGCCCTTCCAGAGGATCACGTCTCCGGACTTGATAGCCTCACGATGTTGAGAATAATTATTCATCAGCTCGGGTCCCTGATCTCCAATATATCAAATGGATTAAGAGGACATTCTACTTCATCTATCACCGGGATATTACAGGTGCTGATTGCCTTAATCTCCGAATTTACCGAATCAGAAATTACCACATGTGTTGCCGTGTTTGTCCCGGTCCCCGTAATCGTCTGTGCCGCAACTGTCAGCTTTCTTCCACTTGTATCCCCATCGCCGATAGTATAGTCACCGTTACCGTCTCCGGTGGTCAGCGTTACTTGGCCGAGAGAAACCGCGGCTATTCCGGCATAGTTAGCAGGCTGGGCAGAACAGAGGTCGAGCTTATTACCATTGTCGGCAATGTCCGCCAATAGTAAGTCTTTTTCATCATCGGGTATTAATTTCCCCATTTTTTCTCCTTATCTAAATAATATAATTCTTAGTTTAAATGGCTTAGGTTCATAAATTCCTTGAGTATTTTTCTGTCTCATCCCAGTAGCGTAAGGGACCGGTAGGTTCATTACCTGAATGCCTAATTGAAGTTGAATTATTCTACCGCCTATTTGCGTGGTAGATTTACCGACCAATTTGTCCAGTATGTCATTTCCTAAATCATTTTTTAATTGCACTTTCCAGCCATAGCAACCATCAACTGCCACTTCTACTTGAGAAATGTATTCACAGAATGTCCACATGGCAGTATCAACCCACTCCAAAAGAACAGGACTATCTATCTTCTTAACCACATCGGCAGCAGAAATATTAAGAGTCCCATTTGCGTCAGGTACACAATCCCACTGTAAGCATGTCTGAGTTGGTTCTGTACCTATCATGTCAGCAGTCCTTGACCAGTAGACGGAAAGCTCCGCTGTTCCTGCTGCAAAAGTTCGTAACGCAAAAAGAAAAACGAAAACTAAAGAGAAAAATATTTTTTTCATAAAACCCTCCTAAAAAACTAAAAACATTAAATAATCACCGCCACTTACTTTAGTGACAACATCACAAATCAACTCACAGATAATTTCATCGACATTATAAATTGAGCTGGTTACCTCATCACAAACCGGCTGAATAACCATTTCATCGACGTCATTGCCGACCGAGTAGATACTATCCTTCTCAATTTTGGGCTGACCCCATGTCCAAGTATTATTGGATGATGCTCTGGTTTTATTAAATGTGAGCATGTAAAAGTGCCCACCGAATAAAAACACCATCGGCCAAGGGCTGGTATCCGGGTCGCCGTCAAAGGTGGCGACTAAAGTAGAGATCAAAAGATTCATTCCAACATCATAGACCAATGAACTATTAGCCTTATAGGTTTGAGCGATAATCCAAAAAGTACCGTCAAAATTTTGTAGACATGTTCCCTCTGCCCTGTTATTGGTATCAATGCTAATTGAGGTAAACGAACTTAAATCTGTTGAATAAGCCAAGGCAGGCCGTTGGCTCCCTCCAGAATCCCAAGTGGTGTATGCAATTAACCATCGGGAATTTGCGCTATCGTAGGCGGACATGAGATCGAAGGCGCCGGCCCCTCCGCTGGTTGTCGGAAGGCTTAGGGCAGACAATCCACTAACCACATTCGTGCCGGAAAGGATATCTCCGGTAGTAAATAGTTTATGGTCAGCGGTGATTGTGGTTAAAAGTCCGTCACCCCATCGTGAAATAAACAGCCTCCTGTCACCATTGTTATGCCTTATAATATGGGCTGCATGGTCGTTCATGATTTTGCTACTTCGAGAAACCATAATTACAGCCAATTGGGTAATGGTATAGTCACCGAGATCAAGAGAGAAAACTCCGCAATATCCAGAAGGTGTGGTTTGAGATGTAAAAGAATCATAATATGACCCTGCTGGGTCAGAAGCAGTGGCAGTAAAAAGAATGGTGGTTCCATCTATATAAGGCGTACCGTCTTCATTTGTGACAACCCGCGTATCTCTAAGCCCGACTCCCCCAAACCTGCCACATTTGAAATTTGAAAAAGCAATAGTGGATGTCCCACTGGTTTTTAAGGCAAAAAATCCCGCCATGTAGCCCGACAACGCAGTTGATCCTCTTAAATCTGTTGTCGAAGAAGCCTGTTTGCAAGCATACGTCCATCCCGATCCGGAATCGTACCATGCACACAATGAATTCCCCACAATACTCAATCCGATTTTAAACGGAGGAGTTAATGTTATGCTGAAAGAGGCTGTCCCTGAAGAACCACTTCCCCCAAATTTCCATGTTATATGGACGCAAGTGTTATCGCTTTCATAAACAACTTTCACAAAGTTATCTGCATCCTTAATCAAAACAACCCCGGCTCGCCAGTTGGCGGAATCTCCTGAAAATGAGTCGATTTGAGCTTCTATAAATGCCTGCGGCATCGAAAAAGAACTGGTATTTTCTGCTACATAATCGCTTTGTGGTGATCCCGAAGTGGTCTGTGCAATGGTAAATTTATTGTTTGCAATAGACGTGGAACCAGCATTGTTTTCGGTAAATTTAGTGAATTGTCCGTTATCGGCGGAAAAGTTTTCAGAAAAATCATTCAAACCTGAGGGATCTGGGTCAAAATAAGTAGGAGACCCAACTACAGAAAGATTCATTGCGGTAGGAATATACCCAATCCCGGAAAATGTTCCTCCCCGAATTGCATCTATCTCAGCTATTACTAAATTTCGGTTAAATAAAACCAACTCATCAACCAGCCCCGGAACGGAATTCGGGCTATCCGTGGGATCGCAACCGACATAAAAAGAATTGCTGGACCGGACGGTAAGGGTATTGGAAAAAGTATGTGAATAAGTGGTAGCCAATTGAGCGGTATCATCCCAGATACGGATGACCATCTTTTTAGTTACTCCGTCGAGGACCACTCCAACATGATACCACCGTCCTGTGCTTAACGTAGCCACTACCCATTCTTCCTGTTGTTGGACGGTTCCATATCCCCAAGCGATCCTAAACTGGGTGGTTGAATTTTTAAACCCCACAAAGAGGCAAGTCCCCACTCCATTCCATTCAGCATTCCCGAAAAGCAGTGGATAACCGGAGGGAGTTCCGCTGAGATAAAACCAGCAACACCCTGAAAATCTCTTTACCGTATCACCACTTTTAAGCGGGAACCCGGCGCATTGATTTGTACTGGAAATTGAAAGTCTATTTTTTGCCGCCGTATTATTAAGTTTAGCGGAGTCTGAGCCTTCCTTATAGCTAACTGTGGAATTGACAACTCCGGTATTTGAAAGCGTGTTTGTGCTTTTGGAATCTACGGTAAGGGCCGCATTTTCCATGCGCCAAAGAGCCTTACAAAAAATATCCTGAGAAAAATCGTTACCCACGGTTAATACCCTTTATTGATCGCCACAAAATCATATTTTGAGTCCGTTCCGTTATAGACGTAACCGAGACGGTCGAGCTTATTCGCCCCGGTTGACAGCGTCGGAGGTGACGGCAAATCATCGCTGCCGCGCACCTCTGAACCGAATGTGACCGTCCGTCCTCCAGTGGCATCCTGTTTTAAAAGCAATTGACATTTTTGACCATCAACGGCGCCGGAAAAAGTAAAGGCTACCGTCGCCCGGTCGAAGGTCATTTTGCCGATCCCGCCGAGAGACCAGTCAATGGTGACATTGTCGGCGCAGGTAATTGTCTGCACGACTTTTTCCGGATGTTTTAGTTTCCACGCGCTGCCATTGTAATTAATTTCAACATCCTCATCCTGCACGAATGCCCGCCAACCCTCTGCCGGTAAAAGAAAAATCCAGCCGTTATCGTAAATCGCCACGTAATTTTCTTTCCCGGCCCATGCTCCGGTGGCAGTGGCCTTGGGGATATATACCTGGCCATTGCTGGGGCTGCCCGGAGGAGCCGTTAAATCGCGGTCAATCACACATATCTGTGCCATGACTGCCAGCCGGTGATTTGCCTGGTTGTGGGTTAAATATTTCGAGGCCTGGCTTTCGACCATGTCGGTTATTTGCAAAAAATCGGTCATAATAAACTCATAAATAAAATGTTAGCGGTTTAACCGGTTTAAACAGTTCAAGCGGTTCAAATTGTTGCTGACGCCCCATAACCCCGGTCAACGGTCGCTGAAATTTGATAGGCTATCAAATTTACCGGGCTGCCTGGGGTTATCCCGTCTGCGGTCTGCTGGGCAGCTGTATAGCTCGCCGATTCGGTAGTTGCGGTAATTGTCCGCACAACTGATCCGCTTTTGTAAATATCTATTTTAAAAGACTTGGTTGTCTCTCCCAACGGCACATCTGAGTTGTCCCGCCATTCTCCTCCGATTCGGGTACGGCGAATCCAGGTAATAGTCAGGTTATTGCTCCCATCCCGTGTGCCCGTAACATGACAGGGTGCATAAGGTTTTTTGCCTACCGCATCGCAGACAAACGGTATGATTTGATGATCACCCAGATCAGCATCCGGTGGCATCACCACATAAAATCTCGTTTGTTCTATATCCTCCGATTGCAGCTTGATCCGATCGTATTTTTTCGAGTCATTCAGTATAACAAACCGCTCGCCCGTAGTATGTCCCCCGACTGCCCATTCCGTTCCCCGAAGCCCTCTCATCAGGGCTGAGATCGTCCAGCTTCCGCTCCCGTTGTCGGTCGCATTCATAAACCGTATAATTTCATCACCCACTAAGCATAGGTTTACTCCGTTTAGTACGTCCGCTTCCGTCGCGTCCTCTAAAATAGAATCTGCATCGTAAAGTTGGATGGTAAGGGAATTTATCAGGTCAAATGATCCCACGCTCCCAACCGACCCGAGGACGGACAGACAGCGGCCAATCACAGACTCATCTTCGATGTTGCCTACACGGTCAAAATTTCTGATGCCGTCGTTGGATTCTAATATCTTAGCCCCATACCAATAATATGAAGAGCGTGCCGCCAGGTAAAAGCCACAATCATCATCCCGGTCATCGACCAGCGGAATATCCAAAAAATACGGATCAAGCTGACCCTTGGAATTTTTTAGACTTTCGTCTTCTTGCCCGGAAACGGATGTTTGTTCTGTTCCTGTTGCGTTGGATACGTAACAATAATCAGCATCCGGCAGGGCTTTACATTCCATCAGCAGGTTAGCTCCAATCTGGATCTCATTCAGCAGCAACAAAAAACTATTATCTTTGTACGGAATGGTTAGCACGTCCGTGGGATCATATTTCAGGTATTTCCAGGGGATCGCGAATTCGTATTCACCCTCTTTTTGTTTCCAGGCGAGGTAAAGCATTTTTTCGGATATCTGCTTTGCCAAATCTTTGTCCATCACTACCGCAATATCTATCGTCTCTTTGTTGCGGCTGTTCATGGTGGTTGGGACGCGGGTGGAAAATTGGGTTCTGGACTCGTGGCTCTGGTCGACGTCGATGTATTTCACCTCTATGGTCTGAGGAATATCCATGTCGATCTCACGATTGGTGAGCAGAGGTACTGGCCGGGAGTCGCCGAACACATGTGCCCCCAGTTCATCTTCATCAATCGTTCCATCGGATATTCCAGTTCGCAACGGAAATTTTAGTTTCCAGTCGCTTTCCACCGCATCGAAAAAAAATGCGGATTGAAGGGTCTCGATGGCGCTTCTCCCGGTAGAATCACCGGTGACCGAAATCCCGTCAATATTGATGCCTGACAAATCGGAGACATCTATATCCGACGAGGTTAAAGACATCTGCTCGGCAATGTCCGTTATAATGCTTGATAAGGTAACTTTATCGGCGCTAACTCGGTCAATGTACATCACCCAACCACTATTTGTTCCGCGCCCCCACAATGCTAACCCTTCATCATCGATAAGTAATTGAGAAGGAGTGCCCGTAAATTCCAAACTACTGCAGGTTACTTGCCGTAATATCGTGAGGGTTTTACAATCAACTTCGCACGCGTACCCGCTTTCTAAAACCAACCAAAAAATTCCCCCCGAGCTGGGACCATTTTTAAAAGCGGCAGAGTTACCACCCCTTAAAGTAGATGAAAAATCAAGCGTGGAAATTACTGTTTTAGAATTGAGTGAGTATTTAATCAGCCGCCCGACACCACTATGTTGACCGCCGACGATGAGGAAATCATCCCCTGTTTTATTTTGGAAATAAGTTATGTAAAGAGGATATTCCAGATCGGAGGGAGAAATATCAAATTTTTCATTGCCAAAATATGGGATAAAGAGGGCATCCAATAATTCCACAACCGGCGGGATCATACAGTGTATTAAAAACCCTCCTGTATGCCCCATTGATGGCACCCCGCAAACAGCCCAGCAATCACCATTTTTGTCCACCGCGCCCTGTAAAACCTCGCAGCCGTAACCAGTTGTCGCCGGGTTAGGAATAGGATTTAATAGATAGGTCAACCACATATCACCGTCTAAAATAAGCGTTTTGCCCCCCATAAGACTTTGCCCAAAAATAAACGGCTGCACCCCTTCAATCACATTCCCAGCTACTCCTCCCAAAATCCAAATGTAGGGCAACGATACCCCCATATAATCGATAAATGCTACACAGTAACCTCCGCTGGGTTGTTCTGTCCCGGCTTTATTGCCTTGATAATCAACTGTCCACCCCAGGTATTTAAAGTCTTTACTATATTTTACAAGTGGGACGGTGACGAAGCCATATTCACCAAATCCCCAGGCGTAAGCGTACCCAAAAAAATCGAAACACCAATCACCCCCTCCAATGCCACTTTCAGAAGCCGGAAAATATTTTTGAACGGACTGATCGTAAATATCCACCACAATTACTGATGAGCCACCCATAGCATAAATAATTTCCGGCATGCCCCACGGTTTAAAATATATCGCATCTGTATTCGGATTCTCAGGCAACTCAAAAATATCCAAATCATTAACTATGTCGCCCGATGCCACCACTTCGGCCTCGACTTTAGACGGTAATTGGCTGCCAAAATCGTCTAAACGGACATTTTTAAACAACGTGTAAGCCTGGCCTCGATAAGACGGGACTTTGCCGATGCCTTCAACGCTTTCCATGTAGGGGTCAGTCTCTTGGGTTTGGTCTCCAAGGTAATGGGTCATGCTGTCAACTATTTTTTTTGCCACTTTTTTATTGTCGGGCATAACATTATAGACCAGCTTATCATTGAGCCAAATCCGCCGTATGGCGGTAATCGGCCCGGACCCCCATGACACCGCGAAGGTCGCATAGTAATGGTAGGTAACTGTCGTTACCCCGCCGCTGGTCTTCGATTTCTTTTTTTCCCTTAATTGATTTCCTTCCACCCATATATATTTACCCTCCCAGCGATTTGCCCCCCATCCGCGCCTAATCGGTTCCCCATACGTTTTCGCGGTTACTCGCCGGTCTTCCAGGCGCGGGCCGTATTGTTTAACCGGCTTGTTAAAAAGCTTTCCTAAAAATGAAAGCCCTATCGCAAAAAGGAAACCCCACATGTAAAATTAGTCCTCTGCATCCGGAGATTGATTTATAACGCTTTCGGGAGGCACAAACGGCTCACCCCTAAAATTTATTACATTGTCGTATTTATCTTCACAGGTGCTCACTTTTTTATCACATCCGGGATAGGCCTCGTAGGTATCGCCGATTTGAATCGTTTTCGGCATCGCGAGGAATAGAGTAAACGTTGTCGTACTTAAACCCCAATCTTTAACCTCCATTGACAGCCCGGCGTTATCACCCGTGAGCCAATGAATATAACCGTAATTAAAATAATCGTTAGCCTCGGTGCGAGAACTGTCGGCAAATACCCGGTTGTCCGTCACGCCGGTCACCGCGCCGGTGACTTTGAGGGCAGTCAGATTAACGCCGCACCGGGAATCACCCAGATCCGCCCGGCATTCCGCGCTGTATGCCTCGCACATTTTTTTGGAAAAATAATCCGTCATGCTGGTGATGGAGGCGGTATATTTACCTTGTTCTATTTTAACCTTTCCGAACCGCCCGCGCCGCAGCTTGATGATCCCCATGCCGGTGTTCATGAAGTTGATCAGGAATAACCAGATCTCGGCGTAGTCGTATTTGCCCTCGCGCAAATCGTTCTCCAAAACCCCATCTCCCTCATCAAATAATAATCCTTCCAAATCAACTTGGTCAGGATTCATTTGGGAGGTTGTTGAAATGGCCGTACGGTCTCCGCCGGTAGCCGCTTCATAGGTCACGCCGTCATAAACAATGTCTTTATCGTTCGAGGTAAAACCGAGAGTTACCCCGTCCTGCCGGGTGATTTTCCAACAGAAGGCGAGGGTGAGGTTGTCGCCCTCAAGATGTGTTTGCAATGCCGGAGAAATGGTTTTCATATTATTTGTTCACCGTTCGCCGTTTTCCGTTGTCCGGGGTCAGGGGAAAATGTCGCCGATTTCATTACAATCGCACCTCAACCATGTTGATTTCCTTCACCGAATTAATTCCGTAGCTATCGAGTGTTTGCGGCAGCTCACTATCCACAAATCGCATCGGTATATCGTATTCAAAGTCACAGGTGACCGGGGTCACCGGATCATAGGTAAATGTAATAATCCCGGTAGTAATATCAACGGTATAGTCGGCAGGGGTCGATTTAAGCGTGCCATTGTCGTAAACTTTGAGGGTTCCGGAGACCAGCTTTTTGATCTCTTTAGTATAACTTCCTCCGGCATCGGAATAGAGTTTGCAAATCTGATAGGTGCGTGTGGTAATCATGGTCGCCGTCTGGCTGGTTCCGGTATAATCTCTCCAGTTTTTAACCCGGAAACCGTTTGCCGGTCCTCGCCGGGCATGAAAAAAGGCGAGCAGGGCCGCCAGCTCCGCATTGGTTTTTACCGCCCAGGCAATATTTGCTTTCATGCGGGGGTTAGTCCACTGCTGCCAGGTGGAAATATTGCCTGCGCCGTTTTCAATCACCACTACCTGATCTTCAACCGTAAAAACCGACCCATACGAAATATCGGTTGGAAACTGCACCTCATGAAAGCCCATTATTCGTATCTCCGGGAGCGTGACATCGCCCGATTAAAATCGGTCATTATCTGTCCTTCTGATTTTCTAAAGCTGTTAGGATTTGGACTTACAATATTGAAACGATTAAAGACTGTGATTCCTTGTGAAGCACCTCGATCGGCTCCGGTATTAATTGTGCGGAGATCCCGTTGCGTCATTACTCGCTCCGGCTCGCGCTCGGCGAACGAATAATAGCGTCCGGTTGAAAGCCCGCGGCCAAGAACCGGCTCCGGGATCCAGCCGCCCTCGGCAAATCCGAGAGCGGCCATAAAGGGCAGCCCCCCAAACATGCTTCCCGCTCCGCCCGCCATTGCAGCACTACCGCCGCCTCCAAATAATCCTCCTAATCCCCCCATAAGTCCGCCCAAAATCCCCCTTCCGCCGCCGCCACCACCTCCGAACATTGACCCCATAGAACCTAACAAACTCGATAATCCGCTCGATAGGGAACTGAATAACTGAGAAAGCCAACCTGATAAGGAGCTGAACAACCCCTGTATTTTGTTAAAAAGAGAGGAAAAGAAATCGGTAAATTTACTCCACAGTGAGCTAAGCCAGCTTTCGGTTTTTCCGCCCGTACCTTCGGTTGTGGGGCCTGGGCCGGTGGGCGCTCCAGCTCCCGGAATCCCGGCTCCACCCGCGACTACACCATTAATATAAATATTTCCGGTCGTGGTAATGGTGTATGCGCTGGCGTTGGCTATTGACGCAGGGCTTTTACTCCCTCCGCCTAAAAGTGATCCCAGCCACCCCATAAAACCGCCAGAGCTTTTATTTTGTCCCGCAGGGTTGGTCTTGTTGCTTAACCATCCCTGAAGTTTAATCATCATATCATCAACAAATTTTTGAGATGACACGTCAAACCACTTCTTTGCCAACGAATCGATAAAAGAAGTCCAATACTCTTTAAACGATTTTGTCTGTCCTTTCCACCGGTCAAACAACATGGTTGAAAGCGTATTGCTCGACTGATTGGCAAATTCCGCTACCATCTCGCTCATGGCTTTTCCGGTTGTCATTGCCTCCTTTTTAATTCTCAAAAGACCTGCTTCAACTCCGGCAACCCAATCATCACTTTTTTCGCCCATCTCAATATAGGCATTGATGGTCTCTTCCTTTACCCAGGCTGCCACAGCCGCTTCATCAATGCCGAGCGCCCGATATTTTCTGGCCTGTTCGTCAATTAGCTTTACCGTGGCTTCAAAATATTCACCAGAATACCCCCTCAAGTCCTTATATAAATCTCGTTCCGCATCGAGCCTCTCTTTCGATACTGACAGTCCAATTTCTCTTTTTCTGGCGGCGACATAGTTAGCTATATCAATTTCTGTCGCGCCTTCTTTACGGTATTCCTCAACTTTTCTGTCGAGAGCGGCCATCTCTTGCGCCTGAGCGCCTTCCTGCAGCCCCGTAATGTTTTCCAGTGATGATTGCGTGTCATCCTGTATTTTTTTTGCCGCTGCCGCTCTGATTTCAGCAATTCGGGCGGCCACGAATTCTTCGATTTTTGTTTTAGAAACCCCGGCTTTCCGGTACTCCGCCACCTCATTTTGAATTGTGAGCATTTCTTTGGCATAGGAGCCTTGTTGAATGCCCACGATATTTTCTCGTGACTGCCGGGTCGCTTCTGTGATCTTTTTTATGGCGTTTTCTAATTCCTGTGATTTTTTAGCAGCCTCCGCCGCCGCTTTGGCCTGAGCCATCCAGGCGTCAATCCGTTTTTGGGCGTCCGCCTGCTGTTTTTTCCAATCGCCCTTGGTTTTGCCGCTGGCATCCTCAACCTGGCCGGTAAGGTTGCCCATAGCCTTTGCCATTAATTCATCTGCCGATCCGCTCCAGGCATCAGCTATTTTTTTCATCTCTTCTGCTTCTGCTCTAAACCTTTTGGCAGCATCAGTCCTTCCCAATTTTTCGTTTATTGCTGCCAGGGCAAAATTTACTCCCGCCCCCAGGGCAACAAAACCTGCTGCCGCCATAGAAGCTCCCGCGGCCACCCATTGTAATAATCCTAAAAGTTTTTGTAGGCCGGTTAAAAGCCATCCCCCAATAGTTTCCTTAATTTCATCACATTGTGCCTTGAATTGCTGCATGGCTATCGCAGAACTGCTGGTTTGGAGAGCCAGTTTTGCCTCCTGTAATTCCGCGTTGGCAATAACCAGATCCAACAGATTAAGATTTTCCGCACCTCCGGCAACCGCTTTGTTAAATAGGCTCATCTGCTCTTTAGTGATGAGTCCAAACTTTCTGAGACCCCGCGGCATTTCATTAGCAATCGCGTCAATAATCTGGTCGGCGACATCACCGATGTCTTCGCCCGCTTTGACCGCACCAACCCGGGCTGCGTCAAATAACTGCGGTATTTTATTTGGATCAACATCCTGAGCTATTGCCTTGAGAGCTTTCTGCATAAGATGAGAATCATCAATGGTATTCCGTGAGGCCTCCCTCATTTTTTCGATCATTGTATCTGCGTTAACGCCCACCGATTGGGTTATGTTTCTAAACGCAACCTCCGCCTGCTCAGCTTTGGCGGCCATATCCATATAATCCCAGGCTTTTTGCATCGCATAAATGGTGCCAATGATTTCCAGCCACGCTGATTTAACCTTTTGCCAGGCAGACGCGGAGGTGTGCGCGGCCGTCTGATTCTTTTTCCCAAACTGCTCTATTTTGCCCGCGGCCTGGTCAATGACCACAGACCCGTCGTCTTTTACTTTGAGCGTTAGTTGGATGGTGTTGGAATTGGCCATGATTAAAACATTCTCATTTTCATCATTCGTTCTTTTTTGAGCTGCTCAATCAATTCGTTTACTTCTCCCAAGTCCTGCCATTCTTCAAGGGTTAAATCGTTCGCTTTAAAAGGGTACCCGGCTTTTTGCAATCTTCGTATGTCCAGTATATGGATCGTCCATTCGTTCGGTTCCTTGATCAGCCCGCACCTATTACATATTTCCTCTATATTTCCTTCGCCGAACGCGCCTGAACAATTTTTTTTCTCTTTTTCGGTGCAGAGGTTTCCGGTGTAGATCGCCCGGACCTCCGCTATGAGTTTTTTTCGGCGTCCTCCCCAGCTTCTTCTCCGCCGCTGAAGATATCAATATCCCGGCTATTGCCCTCAAAAATCTGGAGCGCCATGAATTCGACCAGATCGCTCGCGTACCGGCAAACCAACTCTTTCCAGTTGGAGTCATAATCCGGTGACTGCGGATTCGAGGAATAAGACACTTCTTTGCCGTTTTCGATTTTTACAAAATCTCCGTCTTTTATGCCGGTCAAAATCAATTTTCCGTATTTCTGACGGGCTTCCACGATCTCGTTTTTGATTTTATTGCCTTCGCGGCGGATGCTTGCCTTGCCATATCGCACGCGCTCTTCAGTGGTGGGCAGGCGATAAAACAGGGAGATGGTTTCCCCTGAAATAGCATCGTTTATTTTTAACTCGTTGATTACATCTGGCGCGGTAATGCGTGGCATAATTTCCTCCGTAAAATTTAATGATCAATTGTAAAGACGAACGGCCGTTCGCTCCTACAGGTTATGTGATGGTTATTTTTAGTTCGTCGTCTCCGCTGTTCATGGAAAGCCGGAACGGCACCTGATAGGTCAGCAACCCTTCCCGGTCTCCGTAGCTGGGTCCCTCCGACTGTAACTTCGGAGCAGTAATAGTGATGATGTTGCCCTGGGCGCTGCCGATAGGGCCGATATTAAGGGCAATGGCGGTAGCGTTTTCCCATTTATTCCAAAACGCGTAGGTGGCTTCGGTAACCGTTTCGGGATCGAGACTTCCGCCGGGCTTTCTGCCGGTGATCATTATTTCTCTGAGGCCGGTGGCCGTGTTCAGATCGGTGCGTTTGCCGAGGTTGTTATTCATCGAGATCTCGATGGCCGTGGCTACCGGCGAATAGGCATCGAGCGTCAGGCCAGCGCTGAAAAGCAGTGGCGGAATAACGCTGGAAAAGGTCTGCGCGGCGGGCGTGGCATCAACCGGAGCGACATACAAACCCTTAAAGGTCCACTTGACCTCCAGGTATTTGCCGACGCTGCCGTTAATGGTAAAGGTGCCTCGGCAGCCGGTGATCTTGTGAAATATGCCGTCTTTGTACACATAAAGGGTGACTGATTCAAAACTATCGCTGACCGGCAGGTATTCGATTTTTGTGTCCGCGGTGATGGTTTCATCCAGACCGCACGCCCGCAAAAGCGTACCCTCCCATCCCCATGCCGGCAAAGCGCCCCGGGTGCCGGTGCCCTTGAATTCAGTGGTAAACGTCACATCCACCTCTTTCATTCCCATCACAAACTGCAGGGGGGAAAGGCTGGAGCGCAGAAAATCCCGCTCAACCAGCTCGCCGCTGGGCTTGATATCTACATCCTTCACCAATATGGCATTTGCCGCGGGCGTGGGCGTGGGATCAGTGCCGTATTCGGTTTCTATTTTGGCCAGAATAACTGTTTTTCTGGTTAACATGGTTATTCACCTCCTTTATTAGGTTCGAGGTTCGAGGTTTTTTTATCCTCATTTTTTGATCCTCGTGCCGCGCTCCTCGTGCCTTGTTCTTCCGGGGGCGCCGGGATCAGAGTTTGCCCCCCTTGCCGAACGTTAATAGTCATGCCTTTTTGTCCCATTTTTAAAATCTCCTGTGTTAAAGGGTATATCGGGTCCGGGTTGCAAACCGGATCGCATAGGCTGCAGACTTCTCGGTGTTTTCGATCGCGGTTTCGTCCACCGGCAAAAGCGGATCAATGGTCAATCCGACCGCGTTATTGCTCAATGTCGCGCGCGCATCATCCAGCAGGTCATACGCTCCTTTTGTTGTGCCCTGTCCCCGCCGGGCTTCTTCCTCGCCCCGTAAATTCTTTGCCACCACAATGACCGCGAAATTCATCCAGCGATCCTGTGTGCCGGACATAACGTGATCATACCGTCCGCCCTCATAAACCACATAGGCGGCCGGCACCTGTACCGCGAGATCCGCCGCGTCATGAGTCAGCGCCTCTCCCAGCGATTTGCAGGTTTGGAGATAGGTAAGCTGAGTATTCAGCTCGTTAATAATCGCGTTTTCTATTTCTGTGATTGTTGGCATTTTTATCCGCCTTGCGCTCTGTGCTATGCGCTTTACTGTTAATAATTATCCAAACTTCCGGTTTCGTTGGTCGAGCGTTGCCCGATGGTAAAGGTGCGGTCTGTTTTCACCCGGCTGGTTTTAATCTGCTGTTCTCCGCCCGCTGGTTCGGGAACAATACCGAGCGACACATCACCCTTGGCTATCAGTTTTAATAAATCAACCGCCGCCCGGTACCGTTCTTTTGCCACCTCATCGGCAACCTGCCGCCGGGAAAAAAGGTTCCAGATAGATATATCAACCGAAACCTTATTGATAATCGGCGGCACCGGAGAAAGCGGAACGGTATAGCGGCCGGATAAATAGGTGTCGATTTCCGCATCCGCGTCAGCGATCGCCTTATCTACCACGCCGGTGTCGGCAACTCCATCCCCGTTATCATCGGTCAGCTCAATGAGCTTATTTTCGGGGAGTTGTTTTTTGATGTCATCTTCGATACAGTAAGCCATGTGTGGTTCCTTGCTTTATTGCTGTTTTTTCTTTTCTTTCTCTTTGCCGGCGTCGTCCCCGCTGTTTTCATTTTTTTCAACTTTTGCCGCCGCCACATTATCGCCCAGCTTCTGTGCCTCTTTTTCGGTCAATTCGATCATATCGCCGACCTCATACCGGGTTGTCTGTTTGTCTTTTTCGGCCCCGTGTAACACCGGGGTATGCTGTATAATATATTTTGGCATTTTGCTTGTCCTCCCTTTCTTAGTTGTGGAGTGGGCAGGAGCGCATTTCCTCAGCGCCCCAGCACCTTATTTACGCAACCGCGTCCTGAATGAAATAGCCCAAGTCGCTGGCGATTATCTTTTCGTCCGAGTTGCAGGCCACTTTAAAATAGTGAGCGCCTTTTATGCCGCGCTTGGGGTCAAAATCTCTCTGGGTCTGCCGGAGCATTTCCATAAAGGTCAGGCCAAATGTTATGGTCTTTATGCCGGGATTCTTTTCCACATAGAGCACCGCGCAGTGCTTGCCCCAGAGCCGGGCATAGGTCGGGGTCTGGCCCTCTTTGGTGGCGATGTATCGTCCCCGGCCGACCAGCCAGTTTTCCACCTCAAAAAGCCCCCGGCATTCTTCCACAGTGGCCAGCCCACCGGGTGACCCCTGATAGCGGGTTGATCCTTTGACCGCGTCGAGCACTTCCGGGAGCGCCCGGAATTTGGTCCATACATCGGCGCCCATGACAACTGTGTTGGCGCGGATAAAACAGGTCTCAATCGCGGTGAGAAGGTCCTGCACCGGCGCGTCAGCCGTTCCGCCCCACTGAGCGGTTCCGGAGAGCTGCACTTTATTCCCGCTGGGATACGTCCCGGCGGCAAAAATAACATTCGCCACCCGTGATTCCTGGGCGATATCGAGAAGCAGGTTGATAAAATCATTGGTGTCCACTTCCGGCTGGAGCGGGGTGTCGGCGTTGTCAATGCTTTCCTGCGGTAACCAGTCGCCGAGAGCGTGATCTTTAACGGAATAATTATCCGGAGTCTCACCCCAGTCCACTTCGTTGGGGAGGCTTTTAGGACCGATTTTGTCATCGACAAGTTTAAAACTGTCGGCCTTGTTGTACTTGGTGAATTTGTCTGACCGTTTGTTTACCTTGGCGACCGGCATAACAGCCGGCCAGATCATAGCCTCGTTGCGGTACTTTATTGAAAGATTTGTAAGCACCGCGTCTACATGTAAATTTCTTGGTTCTGGCATGATATGTTCCTCCTGTTAAAATAGGGTTGTTTTTTAGTTTTAAAGTTAACCTTGAATCCTGCCCGGGACCAGGTGCACAAAGCCGATGTCGCCTGACACCCCGGAGACCATCGCTTTTCCCCCCACATTGTTATTGACGCCCGCAGCCGGAGCCGCGGCCACTCCCTGGCCTGAAGCATCCGAGGTAAGAAAATTTCCCCGTGTGACGTTGCCTCCGTATTTGATGCGTGAGACTCCCACAAGCATCACCCGCACCTCAGCTCCGGACTCGGCATCGTGCTGGAATACCCCGTCAATTTCATCCGAAACTGCCGCGGCCGGCACCATCGTGTCATCGTCCGAGCCGAACTTGGCAAAAGTGAACCCAGTAACGGCTGATCCGGCTTTTACGCTTTTTTCTAAAATGGTGGTTTGTCCTATCATGATATGTGCCTCCTGTTTTGCTTGTTTGTTTTTGTCTTGTTTAAAATCCCCAAATTGTTTTACCGGTCTTTAAAAAGATCCGGGTTCTCTTTCGCCACGGCAAGGACCGCCTCTTTGTAGCTTGTCCCTTTGTTTTTCTCCATGTAATCTGAGACGGCTTTTTCTCTTTTTTCCTTATCATCTCCGTCGCCCGTGTCCTGGTCTCTCGTGGCAACCTCTTTGAAATTGATCACCTTGGGCAGTTCGCCCAGAAACTTTTTGAACCACTCGATCCGGGACTCTTTGTGGTTCTCCGCAAATTCGATTACCTCTTCCCCGTCGAGGGATTCCATAAATTCCCGCAGGCCCATTTTTATCCAGGCCGGGATTACCTTGCCGTCCTTTATGAACGCCTCGCAGTATTCTTTGATCTCTTTTCCACGGGCCTCCTTGCGGGCGGTCTTTTCCTTCTCGGCAAATTCAAGCGCGGCTTTTTTCTTCCCGGCTTCCTCAGCCTCTTTTTTGATTTTCTCAATGTCCGCCTCGCTGTAATTCTGCGCCCCCGCTCCGACTCCGGGCTTATCACCGAGGTCATCCGGCAGATCATCAATTGCCTTCGCGAATATACTTTTGATTTTTTCTTTGATGCTCATAGTAGTTGCCTCCTTATACATTGATGGTTGTTCCACCTCCTGGGGAGGCGGTGTTTTAATGTCTTCAATAGACCAGTCCGGCACAATCCGGTCGGCGGTGTCCTGGTCGAACTTTTCAATCAGCCACTCCCGCAGACGCCGGAAAATGTCCCCGATGGTCCGGTCTTTCCATTCGTCAAATTCATAGGCGATTGATTCTTCGCCCTCTTTAAAAGCGATATCCGACAGCCCCTTGACTGCCGGCGGCATTGCTCCCAGAAACCCCACATGCCGGAGGGTTAAATCCGGGTAAAGCGAGATCGAACGTTTTTTGAAAAGTCCCTGTCTCACCATGTCGGCAAATTCCGGGACTACCTGTTTCAGCTTTGCCAGCAAAACTTTTCCCTCGCGCTTCAATTCCTCTACCCATGCCCAAGCCGGAGCATTTTCCTTCGGATGCCCGATCACAATCGGAGCTTCGTGTTCCGCGGGGTTATATTTTTGTACGATCCCGTCCAGGTCGTCTTCCGTCCAGGTTTTGGTATTGCCCCCGGAATCGGTGTGCCTTCCCGTTTTAAAAATTTCAACAAATTTCCCATCCATGAAATCACCTCCTTAATGTGGATACCTTTTTATTTTGCCTGCCTCGCTTAAACCTTGCGGGCAGGTTCCGGTTACAAATGCCCGGATGGTAATATCATACTCCAACGCTTCTACGGGCAAATTTTGCGCCTCAGTCGAACTTTACCCCCCCGAGAAAAATCTCCTGAAACCGGGGTTGAACTTTTCGAACTGCCTGCTCAAAAAACTTCTGCGGCTTTTGCCCCTTTATAGTCACTTTTTTCACCACGATCTTTTTCCCCATCCAGGTAAAAGCCAAAGCCTGCTTGTCTTTAGGCCGAATATCAAACGGCCGCTTTTCCGGGCCGTACATGCCGGTGCCTTCGTGGACAAAAACCGCGTACGGTGTGGTAGCAGTCACCACCGCTGAGTTTCTGCCGGTGAGATACTTGCGGATCGAGTTAGCAAGGTTGCTTGTCCGCCGGGGCACAACCGCAACCGCCTCTGCTTCGATCGCGCCGGCTACCCGCAAGAGACCGGACTGGATGACGTCCGCAATATCCTTTTTCAGTTTCTGGGCTATCTGCCGGGGGTCCGGGTCTAAATGAAATTTTATGTCCATTTACACCACCATTACCGTTCGACAATGACAGTTAGGGTGAAAGGGAGGCAGGGGCATCTGCAAATACGCGCCCGAGGCCGGGTTCTGTTTAATCTGGTTGAGCATATTGCTATGTACACCCGCCACATCTATTTCGGTACCGTTTAAAGCCGCGCACCGCTCACAAGTCCGTTCGGTCATGGCGGCTACAATCCGCAGTTTTCCCACACCGGCCTGGTCTGCCTGCATTATGTCGGCGACAGAGCGCATCCGGGTCACCGAGGTGTCAATAATCCGCCTGATCTGCCAGTCTTCCAGCCCGGTAAGCTGATCCGCAAACTGGCTCCGGAAGCCGTCAATCGCTTCCCGGCTTCCCCGGCCGAATAACCCTTCGCCTTTTTCGAGATACTGGTTTTTCAGCCAATTCATCGCCGGCCCCTGCATGTCCTGATTCTCGATGAATTTGGAAAGATGCCACTTGTCGAGATTTTGCAGAGAATCGAGCACACCCTGATCAATCGGGGTAAAAGCAAACGTTATCGGCGGTTCATTGCCCAGCCAGGTGGATTTGTCCGAGAGCCGGTAAAAATCATAAATCCCTTTAACCGCATCCGAGATGTCCGCCTGATTTAATTTCTGGTAATATTTGCTCAAGGTTTTGTAAACTGCGGCGGTAAAGGCCGCCTCGGTCATCACCGGGGAGGCGAGCATCATTTTCTGCATCTCGTTGAGCGCCGCATCCCGGTGCTCTCCGGTGATGGCGGATAGCCGGTTGAAATATCCGTTGATCAGCTCCTGCCGTTTTTTCTCCATCTCCCCGTCAAGACTTTCGCTAATATCCTGTTCCGCATATTCGGAAAACAACTTCGGTGCTGATGACTGCGGGCTTACCAGTTTCTCCCCCTCCTCCGGTTTGGGAATCGAATAGGTGTCATAAAAATACTGTTCTCCGACCCGCAAACCAATATCTCTCACCAGAATCACATCCCGGTCAGCCAGCGGTTTAAGGTCTTTTTCTTCTTCCGTGCGGATCCAGATTTTGGGGTACGCGGTCACTCCCGGAAAATTAAAATCCACCAGCCAGGGGATCAGAGTGTTATTGATGCATTCGCATAAAAGGTCGGCATCCGCTTTGGTGATGTCATCGCGCACCTCTTCCTGGGATTCCTCATTTCCTAATTTTCCCGGCGTGCCTTCGGTGGTCGCGGTCTGGCCGAGCACGGTCTTGCTCATCTGTTTATCCATGTATCCGCAGAGTGATTCATAGGTGTTGATGGTGCCGGAACGCTGGGCTTCAAGCAGATCGATCGTCATCCCTTCGGGTATGATCACTCCGGTTTCCTGCTGCAAGGCGTCAATCGCCTCGAGGAGGAGGTCCTGATCTTCTTTTTTTGTTCCGGCCGGGTATTTCCCAACCGGAGTGGGCGCGCCGAATTTTTCGCAAAATATCATCCAGAACTTGATCCCGTGCTTTTTGAACCACACCGGCCACCAGAGCTTCTGTCCCAGCCCTTTACCGTACGGGTTGTCTGAGCTGCCATAATTAAAAACGATAAATTTTCGGTCCGGCACCTCTTCACCCTCGATCATGTTTTGGGGGGTGAGGAGCCGGAGTTCCCGGTCGGTCGTAAAAGAAAACCTCCGGGGATGTTTTGCTCTGATTTTTGCTATTCGCACCTGATCGTTTGCGTATTTCCACATCACCTCCCCGACATAGAATCCATAGAGAATGCCCTGGAGAAGTTCCTGCCGCGCCTGATCAAAGTTGCATTCTAAAAAAACCTCTTTGACAAAATCCGCGATTTTCTGTTCCTGGGTTTCAGCGCGGGGTCTTCCCCGTGAAATGCCGGTTTGGGCTGGCTCGATGTTCCATTCCTTGCCCACCACCGAGAGATACCGCGTCTGTAAAACACTTCCTGCGTGCGCGTCCCGGTCAACATCATCGTAGAGTTTCAGTCCCTTGCCTTGCGCTTCAGTGCGGAGCACGGGGTCAGGATTTTCCAACCGGTTGATCCAGCCCGAAAAGATGTCAATATCTTTTTGGGCGGTGGCAATTTCATTTACTTCAGGCTTTTTGATTTTTTCAGCCATATATCCCTCTTAGGCGTTTAGATACCGGTTCGCGGTCATAAAATCCCGCTGCTGCCGTGTGCTTTGATATTCGATGGGTACAACCAATCCCCCTGCCGCGTGCACCGCCAGCGCCAGCGCCCAGAATCGGTCTGCATGCGAGTCGTCGCTTCTCTCCGCGTCAAACCTGATATTACCGCTGGAGGTTGTGAGCTTTTTAACGCTGTGAAAATCGTCGCGCTGCTTGCGGTCAATCGGGATCCGGATTTGCCGGTCTTCAAATTTTTTACGCAGTGTATTGGCCAGATCGAGTTTTACCGGCCCGGTAAACAGCACGCCTTCCACCGTATATTCTCCGTATTTTTTCTTTGCGTCCTCGACCGGTTTTTCGCCCATTCCGGTCTGGTCAATACATACCCGCCGCGGATGATATTGTCGCACAATCCGGTCAAGCTCTTGATCCTGCTCTGAAAATTTTGCCCCTTTCATCTCGATTTTCTCCCGTGTCCACAAAACGTCCCCGACCATTTCCAGCACATAAAAAACCGTAAGGTCGCGCCGCCGGCCGATATCCATCCCCGCGTAAAATGGGCCGTTGCCGGACAGATCGGGATTGTTGGCGCTGTCATGCTCCACCGAATTAATGAGATCGTAGGTAAGAAAAGCGGTCGCTTCATCCAGAAATTTCAGCTCATATTCCTGCTGCCACAATTCCTCATCATCAATCGCGTCTTTCAGAAGGGCGATATCATGTGGACAGCCATCGTTTACCGCCTGATAGATATCAACACTATGTTTGGAGAAAATCGGATTATTCCAAACCTCGTAGGCTTTGTTCTGTTTGCCTTTGGGGGTGAAAGTAATCACCAGCCGGTAGCCGGTGCGTGAAATAATCGGAAAAACTGCGGCCCAGATTTCACGGCTGTTTTTGTGGACTGAAAACTCATCAAGATACACGTTGGCGGAATAACCGCGGGCAGTGTCCGGGTTGGCGGGCACCCCGATCACTCGTGATCCGTTGCGAAACCCAACCTCCAGCACCCGGTACTCATCGCGCTCGCCGTTTTCCGCGGTGTATCCATAGGTGTTTTCAATAAAATCCATTGTCATGCCGGTGATCTCGCCGTGGAGCTTGATTTTCTCCATTAATTCTTTAACCTGGCGCTCACCTGATGAGATGGTTACCCATTTATTGTGGTCTCGCTCCCGGCAGTCCAATACGATCTCCGCGGCAGAAGAAAACGATTTGCCGGTCTGCCGCGCCCACATCCCCTCCTTGAATCGGGATGTGTCATTGATCCATTTTTTTTCGTAGGGGTAAAGCTGAATTGCCGGATCAGACAAGACCGTATACCCTTTCCTTAATAAAATTTACGAGTTCATCTTTGGTCATGGTTTTTGCGTTTTTCTCGGCATCCTTCACCAATTTTTTTGCCTTTTCTTTAACATCTACTTTAAATCGTTCCCGCATTACCGTGGAGCTTTGTAACTTTGCAAATTCACCCATGAGTTTTGGTATTTTTTCTAAATCAACCTTGCCGTCAATGAGCAAGTTAATCAGGTTTTCGGCCAATAGCTTGCTGATTGTCTCTTCTAAAACCATTCCTTCGCCGGCCTGGCTGACCAGAGCTTTTGATTGGTCCTCAACAATCCTGAGCCTTTGATATGTCGCTAAAAATCTTTTGCCATAACGCCCAAACGCACTTCGACTGATGTCATAGCCTTTCTCCGTGGCAAATTCATAAATATCGTCATAGGTAACGCCCGGCTCGAGGAATAGCCGATTGACCTCAGCGAGTATTTCGGGAGGCAGCTCATCCGAAACCCGGCTGTGCTGGCGGACTTTAGGCATTTTCTCCCAGCTCCCTTTTAATGTCCGCGATCTGGTCGAGCAATTGGACATACTCCGTATGCAAATCGTCCAGCTCGATGATTAATTGCCGGGCCTCGCCGGTTTTTAGCTCGGCAAAAGGCCGGATCGCCCCGGGCTGGATAATTATTTTGATCGCCCTGATAATGCCGTCGGCCTTGGTCACAATCGCGATTTGCTTACGTTTTTTTTCGGCCAGCGCGCCCTGCAAAATTAATCGTTCACTCATTCGGGTACCCTCTTTATTTTTTGATTTTCTATTCGCACCATCGGGCAGAACTGATTTTGTTCGATGGCCGCTGTCAGCTGGGTAAATGCCTGCGTGTTCATCATCACAATATCCTTGAATTCCCCCAGATGCCCTTCGTAATCCTTGGTGAGCTTTTCGTTTTTATCCACGAGGGCGGCATTATTTTTGTACATCGTTACCATTGCCTCAAACTGTCTTTTTTGTGTCTCAAACTGTCTATCCTGCCGAGTAGAATTTATCGCCATCCACAGATAGGGTCCGCCGAGAATGAGTACGATGATGAACAAAACAATCGCGCCGAAATGCCAGCTACTCATCATTTCAAGCACTTTAAGCAATAATGTTACCGCTGTAATTTGCTCCGGTGTCATGTTTTCTCCCCGATTAATTTTTGATAGGTCGCCCACACCTTGCGGACGTGGTTGATCATTTGCTTGTAATCTGGCCGCTTGCCTCTGACCAAGCACGTTGGATCAGCCAGATACTGCGCTATTTCGTCCCAGGTCGGCGGTATTGCCGCCTTGTGGGTTCGTACTCGGTAAAGCCCGATCGCTTTTTTGATATAACCCCGTCCTCCGTTATAAGCGGCCAGAGCGGCTTTGTAGCGCGTCTCCTGGTCGGTTAATTCACGCAGCCGATCAAACTGTATGGCAAAATAAGCGGTTCCAATCCGAATATTTGTGATGGGATCTTTGAGTCGTTCCGGGTTGACAATCCCCAGATCTTTCGCGGTCGCGGGCATAATCTGCATTATTCCGATCGCACCGCATGGGCTTACCGCATTGGGGTCTAAATGAGACTCCTCTACCCCCATCGCCTTAAACAATTGCCAGTCGTGGCCGAGGTCTTTGTCGCGCTGTTTAAATAAGAGGTCGTATTTTGTGTTATTCATAGGGTTCTCCGTTCACTAACTCCCCCAAACCCCCTCTTTAAAAAAGAGGGGGTTTGGGGGAGTTTTCTTGGGGGTGGTTTTCGTGTAAACTTTTCGGTGCGGTAAGCCGCAGCCAATCTGCGATATCCTCGACCGCGTTAATAATCTCGTTAGCTGTGGGCGTTTTTTCACCCATCCATGAGCGATATACCTCATCCGTATCCTCATTCACGATTGCGATCGTGGGTGTTGACATAAAACCGTGATATTGAAATTCAGCCAGCGCCCCGGGATCCTCATCAACGTTGAATAAAACCGGCAAAACCTCTGACGGCAGTTTTATATCCAGATCCGTGTATAACATCTTTGCCGGAGCACAGAGGGGGCAATTATTTTTGACGAACAAGTAAACTCGCACTTAAAATCCCCTTGATCGTGAAAAGCCCAAAAAACAAAAAGACCGATTATCCACCATTTCTGGTAGATAATCGGCCCAGTTTTCCTGACACCGATAAGAAATTATATTAGTTGTTTATCTTCCTATTTTACTCTTGTGGTACTTTGCGGTTTTTTATTTTTTATTAGCGTTTGGTTCCGCAGTATTTGGTTGCTGTTTTTTAACTATTGGCTTTTGCTCTTCAATTTTAAATTTTGGCTCATTTGATTGCTGACTTTTATCACGACTTACGGCTATACTAAAAAGCAAGATAAGAACTCCGATACAAGCTATTAACATAACCCAAAAAGGCCAGACCCTCGCATCCTTATTAACAATCATGTGCAAACCCAACATGAAGCAGATTAATACTAAACCTGCTCCAGAAATTGCAATTAATATATCTGTGACAGTGTTTAAACTTGCAGTAAATTGAAACATTGAAAAAATTAAAGCGATTGCCGCAGTAAACAGACCTAAACGCTCTATGTTTCGAGTTTTCTCTTCATCAACCTTCTTTTCTATGTTGTCTATTTTTTCATCAACCTTTTTTTCTAAAAGTTGGTTTGCTGAAAACAAAAAATTCGATTTTGTATTAAAATCGTTTGAAACCACTCTCATATGCAAGAGAAAACCTATGTTGGTCGCTAAATTTCTCAGGCTCATCTCTGAGTTATATTCTTCTAAATAACTTAACGTCATGTATGCTACCTTTTGAATTTCTTCTTTTGTTTCCTTCTGAACTTCTACAAAAAAATATAAAGCTTTTTCTATACAATTAGCAGCCTCTTTTAACGGCTCAGGAATGCCTTGGGGAGGGGCCGAATTTAAAAAACCATATGTAAGAAGATGTGCTTTTTGGGCCAATAAGAAATAGCATTTTGCTTCACAACCCAATCCATCTTCGATAGCTTGTAAAGCCTCTATTGGTGTATTATGGTAGAGTAAAATCCTTGCCTTGGCGGAATAAGCAAAAATATTTTTTTGCTGTGCTAAAATTTCATCAAGTTTTTCAATAGCAATAAGGGGGCTCTCTCGGTAACCTTGCCATGCCGATTGGAATAAAGTTTGGTTTTCTATGCTGAGATGATATAAGTCCATTACCTTCCCTTTTTTAGAATCGGCGGAGTGCTTCCCGGAGAGAGGTTTTTGTTATCTATTATCTCATTTAACTTAATCGTCTCCGCCTTTTTTATGGCTACAATTAAGCCCTTTTCAAAACTCAGTTCGATTTTCCCATAAAATTCTTCGATAATCAAGGGTAAAATTAATTTTTCAAGTTTTTCTATCTGGTATGTTGGAGACTTTTTATCCATACTACTCATACTTCACACCTTACATTTAACATTTCAGGAAATTGTCGCCGATTTTGTTAAAATACTTTTCACATTTCACGCCTTACGCTTCACGGTCTTTAAGTACGCAAACAACCGACATCGCTTCCCATCCCGGATAAAAAACCACTGATGATCCTCATCTTCCTGTGCGATTAAGATACCGTGATAACGCATTGCCTTCCGCAGGTCATCCCGGGTCGGCTCCCAATATCCGCAGGGAATGACCTTTTGCCGGAGCATCGCCTGGTAATCCGCATACGCGGCCCGCCCGCCAACGATTACGAACGCCGCAATAACAAACCATATAAAATATTTTTTAAAATTTATCATTTTCGCTTTCGCTTCATGCTTCACTCTTTACGCTTTACCGCTTAATCCTTATCCCCTAATCCTTTGTTCTCGCTCTCTGCTCCTTGCTCTAACGGCTTTAAACATTTCGGACAGACATCCAGTATCGCGCACACATTAAACCACTCGGTTATCTCCCCACAGTACGGGCAGGTTATTTCTATCGGCATTTAATTCTCGGTATATTTATTCAGCCGATTGATTAATTTCGTGTGCCGCCGTCGGTCTACAAACAGCTTCACAACGTAACCAATTGCGTAAGCCCATACTATAACGGCAAATATTTTCATCACATTCCCCCTTCTATGATAATGTGTTTTTCATCTTCCCTTAACCCTTTACCCTTAACCCTTGTGCTTCGCGTAGCTCATATTCAAACTTCTCCTTCGGCTTCTTATCCCCGCCGATCGCGATAATTTTCTCAATCGGCCATTTTTCTACCATCTCCCGGTCAACGCTTTTGGCGATTTTAATCGCCTCATTCCAACCCAGGCTTTCTATTGCTTCCACCGCGTTCTTCGGGAGCGACAGCCTCGCCTCGGTCGTATGTATCACTATGCCGTGGGGCAGGGTGACCTTTTCGGCTTTATTGAACAGTTCGGCCTTGTTTTTTTTCAGGCAGGTGATAAGCGTTTTCTCATCCATTGCCAGCGTTTCCTGGAGAGTCTCTATTTTTGCCTGATATTGTTTTCTGATCTCAGCAATTTGTTTTTCAACGTCCGCCTCGATGCGGGCTATACGTTTGACCAGATCACCGATATAGTAGAGGTGATCATCTATCTCATCATGCAATACTTTTTGCTCATTGCTCATTGCTCTTAGCTCTTTAGGCAGCGTCATGTTTACCCTCTTTCAGATTAAGCGACATCTGACCCAGCATCTCCGCCAGACTTACTTTTTGTATTTTTGCTGCCTGTGCCAAAATTTTCAGGCCGTGCCGTTTCTTTTTTTCCAGAAAGTTTGCCAGCTCTGAACCAACACTCGCCAGATAATACCCGCCGCCATCCTTCGATGATACCGAGCAGATCGGCACGCCATCCCAGCGCAGTTCAGTGATCAATCTGCGCAGCAGCCGGGTGTCGTTGATCCGGTTATTCCACCCTTCCTTAAAGACTTCCTCATGCAGCTCGCCCATGCCGATCGCCTTCTCCACTCCGATGTGGTTTTTCGTAAGCTCGACCAGGATGCGTTGTTTATAAAATTCTTTATCTTCCTGACTTATCGGCGGCTTCATGGGTTGCCTCCTTGTGTTTTGGCCTGCTCTTTCGGAAACCTCAATTTATACCAGCAACTTACACAAACCCTTTTTTCTCTGTATTTCATGAGGTTATGGGCTTCTTTCCCGCACTCCTCACATTCCTTGCTGAATAAGTCTTTTTGCTTCATTCTTTTCGCCTTCGCTGATTTTCATTATCACCGCGATGAGTCGCTCCAATGTGACCACACTGCGGCACCAGTCGAGCCGCTCGACCCCGCATATTTTTTTAACCAATCCGGCAAGCCGATTTTCTCCGTTCTGTATTTTTGTGGTTTCATCCAGTACCCGTTGTCGTAAAGCCTTTATCTGCGCGTTCGGCTTAGATTGCCATCCCAAGAATTTAAAAAATTTGATTAGCTTTTCGAGGTCTTCAAATCTCAGATCTGCCGCGGTTGTAACGCTGAACCCTTCAAGGATCGCGTCATACTCGTGCTCTTTAAGCCCCAGCTCTTTTTTCGCGATGTGCACCTTCGCCAGCATCGCCCGCCGAATCCTCGGATTTTGTATTGTTTTTTTCGACTTTTTCATCTCACCCTTGAACCCTTAAACTCTTGAACCCTTGAACCTTTCTTATAATATTTCCATCCGATATTTATCCCGGCTCGTTACAGCGTAAACATGTTCGGTGCCCATGCCGGTTTTGCGTCTTCCAGCCCTGTTTAAATATCCGCTCCGATACAGGCGGGTGATAATTTTGGTCACGTAGCTTTTCTCGGGCGCGCCGGAAATGCGTTGAATATCCGATACCGTAAACCGGCTGATTGACACGTAGATGGCCTTTAAAATTTTTTGTCGGATGCCGTCCTGGTATCCCGGTTTCCATTTGTGGTTGTAACGATAAATGTCCGCATCTGGGTCGGTGATAACCTCACCGCGCTCGATAAAATCTTTGAGCGCGGCATACACTTTGATGCGATCCGGCCCCACCGGGATATCAAGCCCTGTGTAAATCGACTCCCTTGTAAAAAATGGGCGTTTTTGTTCTCTCATCCACGCGCGCATTTGTTTTGCCAGTCCGGTTTTTTTCATTTTGTGCCCGTTATTTCTTTTACCAGGTCAAGGCTCACCTCGGTTAATCCGCTCGCCCGCATCGCCCGCTCAATCGTGATTGACGCGGTCAGCACTGGTCTCCAGTCACCGTTTGAGTGCTTATGGAGCGCGGTTACAACCTCCGGAGCCGGTTTGATCTCCAGGGCTTTTCGCAAAAAAAGCACAATGTCCGGCTGGGTAAGCGGCGAGAATCCCATCCTCCTCCGTATTCGGGAGGAGAGACGCCGACGGCTCTCGATTTTTCCTTTCATTCCTTCTTCTCCGATCAGCAGCACCGGGCAGGAGTAGCGTTCATTGAGGTTGCGCAGCATCTCCAAAACCTGCATGGCGAGCAAATCCGCTTCGTCAATGATGATCAGCCGCCGGTCTTTTGCCATCTCGTCGCCGATAATGGTGAGGCAGGTCTCGGACCGGCCCGGGCGCACCGTGCAAAGCTCAAAAGTGATCTCCCGCAGGAGCATCGGGGCGCTCCGGATATTGAGCGGAGGCAGATAAATCGCGGTTCCCCTCGCGGCGTATTGTTTCGCGGCCTCGGATTTACCTCTGCCTGCCGGGCCGGTGACCATCGCGAGCGACGGCCCGATCAGGCTTTGCGGGTCTTCGAGTTCCGCGCAGATGTCGTTAAATTTGGTAATATTTTGCGTCTGGATAAATTCATTTTTCATTGCTCCTCCTTGCTGTTTGCTCTCTTTGCTCTTAGCTCTTTGCTCTTTGCGCTACAACCCCATCTCCCTTGCTACCTCCCAGTACTCCCGCTGATCCGCAGGCATTGCTGCCTCGTGCATCTCCATCCACTCTCTGTCCTCCGCGGTCAGTTCCCCGCCTGCTTTTTGATATTTGAAACACCACTCATGTCTTTCCAATTCCGACAAAAAGTATTTCGGTCTCGGAGGCAGCGGTTTTTTGCGGATTTGCATCTCCGCGGCCTGTGTTGTTTCTTCGAGCGCGGCAACTTCCGCCTCCATCTCATCAGGCGTGCGCTGCCGATAGAGTTCGGTCTGCGCGGCAACCTTTTTGCGCCGTTCATCACCGACTATGGCCGCGGCTTTTTCAAGCGCCGGGACGTTGGAGTATTTTCTAAAATCCGGTACCCGTGAGGTAAGCTCGTGGTATTTTTGAGAGAATTCTTTGCGCCGTTTTGCTTTTTCTTCGATTTTTCGCTCCGCTAATTCATGGTCTTTCATTGAGGAGTACTCGACCAGTTCGGCGCTGGAAACAAATTCTCCCTGATAAAAAACCAGGATGTCGTCCGGATCCACCGGGTCGTATCGGAGATCAACCGAATTTCCGTGAAACGGAATTAACGCGTCACTTTCATATTGTTTTCCCTGGAAGGTGATCCGGCCCCGGTCAACTTTGCGGCTCGCGCGGGGGAGAAAGAGTATGTTAATCGCGTCGTCTGATAATTTTACCGGCCGCCAGCTCTCGTGCAGATAGCACGCTTCAAGGCATTGGATCGGAGTCGCGCTTTTTGGTTTCGGTTGACCACGCCATTCTTTGAGCACGCCTCGATGCGTCTTTTCCCGGTTGTAATAATCGGCGGCCAGGTACATGGCCAGGACAAACTCTCTGTAGGTAGTGAGCTTGCCGGATCTGGCCAGGCTCTCGATTTCTTTCTGGTCAATATCCTGATGCTCGCTCGGAGCGGTGAGTCGTTTGACATTTCCGGGCAGGAGGAAGCGGTTCCGCATGATGCCTTCTAAAACATTGTTTGTGCCCTCGATCATTTTCGCTTTCGCGTTTTTTACGATCGCCCTCCGGTGTTCGCCGGGCATGACAAACGCGGGCATGATCTCCTCCGGGTCCTGGCCGTTAAGATCGATGGGGTAATCAATTTCTCTCTCGACCGAAAGCCCCAGCGCTCGCATGTCCTTCATAATACCTATGATGTAGCGGGAGTTTTCCGGTTTGCCGTTATCGGTATAGATATTTTTAAAAGCGCCGAAACACCGGATGCCGATGTGAAGCGCCATACCCATGAGCGCGGCGTCATAGCGCCGGTCTATGGCGATGCCGTAAATAATGCGCGTGCGCAAGTCCTGCCACATGTAGCATTCCGGTCTGAATACCTCGCCGGTCTCCTCATCAACCACCCAAAAATCGAAGCGATGCTGGTCGCCCACCAGGATTTCAAAAGGTTCGAGGTCGGAGTAATCGCGAAGGATCGGTGGAAGCGTGTTGTCAAGCGCTCTTAGGCCTCCTTTCTGCAGGGCTAAGAGCTGGGGGTTAAGCCTTTTTTTAAGCCACCAGAGGGCTGATTCGTATGAACCGGTCTGCCATGATCGATTGTGCGCCTCTATTTTGAGGCACTTAAAGAGAGAGTCTTTGGATATCTTGCGGTGCGACCGCTTTAATACCATGCCCAGCCAGAAGTCAACCGCTTCTGGCGTCCAGACTTTTGGGGTTTTTCGGGTAGATTTCCGGTGAGTTAATCCTACGAGGCCCTGGGAATTATATTTCTTTAACTTCTTATATATAGTTCTCCAGTCAACCTCGTGGCGTAGAGCCACGTTTTCTATCCAGGCGCGTTTTTTCCAGCCTGCGGGAGCGCGTTCGGCTTCCTGGATAATGCGCACCCAGCGGGTAAATTTTTTATTCTTGAGGTCCTTTTCCGAGATGGAGTGTTCGGTGGTTTGAATCCGTGTGTCCCGGATGCCGGCAAGGCTCGTGTCCGGAAAATCGGTAAGCTTTCTTAACGCTATCAGCGCCGCTTCCGGCGCCAGCACGGGAAGCATCTCGGCTGAGGTCGGGGTTGATTTTTCGGCAATTTTTTTCTGGATATCGGAAGGGAGGGAGGAGAGGAGATAATGCTTTGTCTTTCCGCCGTTGCCGGCTTCTGTTTTGTGCGGCCAGGCTTCTTTTTGTGCGCGCCGCATAATCGTGGTTTTGTTAAGTCCGGTGGTCTCCGCAAGCTTTTTGGCTGTATATGCAGATTTCATTTCCCCTCGCTCGAAAGCAGGGTTTCTCTATTATTAATTATTATATACCCCAAAATCGCTATCGCCAAACCGGCAAAATTAACCAGCGGAAACCAGGCTCCGTCCGAACAGGCGATTATAAATCCGCACCAGAATAATATTTCTGCGATAAATTTCATTTTTACCCTTAACCCTTTAACCTTGAACCTTTTACCTTTACCCTTTCAGCTTGAGCTCCCGTTTTAGTTTCAACACCTCGGTTATGTGTTCCTCTATTTTTCCCAGGGCCAGCTCCCGTAATTCGCAGCCGGTGATGACCTTTGCGTCTTCAGCCGCGGCAAAAGATTTTGCTATTTCCAGGGATTCGGTGATTTGCTGAACCGCGTAGACTAAATAGGCCGGCATGGGGTATCGAGTTGGTTTCGATAAATAATGATTAAATATATGGGTAGAGAGGGGCTTTTTTGAGTCGCCGAAATACTGATTTATCGCGTCAACCATCTGATCCCGGCTTAGATTTTTAGCGCGCATTGATTTTTTTACCGATGCGGCAACCTCGATACAGGCCTCCTCATAGCTTTCAAACGCTTTTGCCGGCTGTTGTGTGGCGCAGGCTTTTAAAATTTCTTCCTTTGCCCGCTGGTAGGTTTCGATTTTTGCGGTAAAATCCAGGTCTTTTTGTCGTGAGTCTATAAAAATCTTCTTTTTAGACATTGACTTATGCCTTTTTTTAGGCTAATTATTTAGCTTAAAATCCACTTGCCGTTTTTGAGGTGACGCGCTTTGCCGGGTGCGCGTAATACTCGGGAAAAACATCTATGGGGTGTTTATCGATTGCCTCGGCGATTTTTGTCATCACACGATGTGAAATTCTTTTTTTCAGAACGATGTCTGAAACCGTTATCGCGGAAACCCCGATCTCTTTTGCGAGCGCACTTTGGGTGATGCCTTTTTTCTTAAGCCTGGCTTGTATGTCTGCGGGATGCATGGTTGCTCCTTGGTTTTTTTTGTCTATTTTTTTGATGTTGGGGTGTAATTCTTATCCTTTTGAGCTTGTTTTTTAGACTTCGTATGTTTAAGACTTATAGACTAACAAAATAAGCATGTCAAGCATTTTTTTATGCAGCACCACTAAAAAACCTATTTTTTATTTATTATATGTAAGTATTTATATTTATAATAAAATTTAACTGCATCACCTTGCACCACCTCCGTGCACCACCTTTAAATCAATGGTGATGCGTGAAAAATCGCATGAATAATGAGTCTCTTTTAAAAGATCGAACCCGATGGGCAATAAATTATATTTGTAAAAAGGAGCGTTACTCGAATGAGTCGCTTGGAAATTTGCTTGATATTAATAAAAATACAGTCTCAAGTTACCGGTTAACATATACCGTCCCTAATATTGCTTTTGTTCTAAAGTTTTGTGATAAATTTGGATTTAACTATGAGTGGTTTATTTTTGGTAAGGGCGAGCCGTTTCCAGGAGCGAGAGCTGAATTCCCGGAGGTTTGCGGGCCGGAGCAACGCCAGCCGGTGGAGCTGAAGGCTACAATAACAGGTGATCAGACGGCAAATTATACAATGCCAGGTGTCGATCAATTTGGTCAGGCGGTTTCTCAATTAAAAACGATATTCGACAACCGCGATCCGACGTTTATCCAGGCTATAATGGCCAACCTGAACACTTTTGGGCGGGCCATTGAAGAAAACCAGGAATTACGTAATAAAATCAATTCACTGGAAAAAAGAATAGCCGAATTAGAGGCGGGGGTACAAAGGGAGGGTGGGGACGTTCGAGGCGATACCTCTGTAGAAGGGACTGGCCGCTCTACCGAAAAGAAGGCCGGGTGATTTATTTAATTTATTAAAGATATATGTAAAACAGGGCTTGGAGAGAATGTGGTTAATAAAAAAAGGCTTTCTCCCATTTATTTGGATAAAATAGATGCTTGTGAGGGGTCAAACATCGTCTATCTTCGGCCAAGTCGGAACCGTCGTCGTATAGTTTTTGGTTGGTATGGAGGAAAATTTAGTCATCTTGAGTGGCTACTGCCCTTACTACCACAATGTCATCACTATTGCGAGCCTTTCGCTGGGTCTGCTGCTGTTCTGTTGAACCGTGAACCTTCACCGGTTGAGACATATAATGACATTGACGGAGACGTAGTTAACTTCTTTCGCGTACTGCGAGACCGCCGTGATGAAATCGTTAGGGCAATTGCTCTTACCCCCTTTTCCCGCGAGGAATACCATCTTGCTATTTACGGAAATACTAAAGCAATAACCGATGTAGAGCGAGCTCGACGCTTCTATATACGAGCCCGTCAAACACGAACGGGGCTTGCTCAAACTGCTTCGCTCGGTCGCTGGGCAAACTGCAAAAATACGAGCCGTGCCGGAATGTCTGGTGTGGTTTCCCGCTGGTTGGGTGGGGTTGATGCGCTGAATTTTATTGCGCAGCGTCTAATACGAGTCCAAATCGAAAACCGGCCAGCTGAGGATATGATTAGGCTTTACGATGCTAATAACACCTTGTTTTATTGCGATCCGCCCTATCTGCATGCTACACGTGGGGACTCAAAGGCTTATGGTTTTGAAATGGATGAGAGCCATCACCGAGAACTTGCCAAACTGCTAAATGAATGCCGAGGAAAGGTGGCTCTGTCTGGTTACAACCACCCGCTTATGGATGACCTATACCCAAAGAAAAAATGGTTTAAAACAATGGGACCAGAAAAAACTATTCATTCAACCAAGGGCACGAGATGTGAACTGCTCTGGACAAACTACGATCCCAACAAGGGAAGACAAAAAAAATTATTTGATAAATAAAAATGAAACCTACCCCAGAACAAATATTGGAGGAAATTTATAAGCGTGCCGAAAATTCGCGCAAAAAGTCTTTCATAACCGATGGGGTAATAAAAAAACAAATTGACTATGTTTGCCATTGCACGAGTAACCGCGCCGGTGTTCGATTGTTAATGGCTTGTCTTTTAGGAAAATTAGATAATCCGAAAGTTGATCCCCGAATGCCCTATACGGAGATCGGAACTAATGACTGTTTTTCGGGGCGCACCTATGATGAACGCTATATAACACACTTTATTAACGTGCACCGCTTGCCCTGCAATCCGACGACCGCCTTTCTAACGCCTACCTTGCGTAATATAGACCGTCCTCTTAAAACTGATACTGAGCTTGTGGGAAGACCGCGAGAACTTTACAAAACTACTCTCCAATTATTGGAGGAAGTTGCCAAGAACCGTATTAGCGCCGACATTGTTTTTATTGAAGTTGTGCGTATATTACTAAATGCCCGCGACGAAAAGTTAAACCGCATAGCTTCGCTTCTCAAATCCATTAAACGTGGGGAGGGAGCCTTGCCGCTCTCGTCTGAGACAATCGTTACACTAATCGAGCAACATCTGGCTTGTAAAAAATCAAGCCGTCTTCCGGTATTGGTAGTAGCTGCTGCGTATCAGGTTGCCGGGAAACGAATAGGGGAGCGCGTTTTGCCGCTCAACTCTCATAATGCCGCTGACTTACAAACTGGCTCTATCGGTGACGTGGAGGTTTGTCTTGTTGGAGATGATAACGTCGTTACCGCTTACGAAATGAAGATGAAAAGGGTAACGATAGATGATATAGACGGAGCAATAAATAAAATCGTTAAAGCATCACAAAGGATTCATAATTATATCTTTATAACTACCGAAAAGATTGACCCAGAAACAGCCGAATATGCTTTAAAATTTTATGAGGAAACAGGGGGAATTGAGATCGTCATACTTGATTGTATCGGCTTTTTAAGACATTTTTTGCATCTATTCCACCGGCTTCGTACAGATTATTTAAATACTTATCAGACTCTTGTGTTGGAGGAGCCTGATTCGGCAGTTAGTCAGTCTCTAAAAGAGGCTTTTCTTGCTTTAAGGCAGTCTGCTGAGAGTGGTGAATAATCCTGAAACATTTCATATAAAATTGGCAATTGCAAAACAAAAAGGTAAAAGGCCTTTTTGTTTTGCGAAGGGGCAACAATCTATCAGTGTCCTTTACAAATCAATATAACCATTGTTGGACACGTAGACAATGAAGACTAAAAAGGGAAAGAAGGACGTTCTCGATCTCAAGGGTGACATGCGAGTGGTGAAGAGACTTCTTCAACTATATGACGCATGTTTGAAAAATGCGGAGGCTCTCTTATCCGAAGCAGATTTACTCTTCAAGAAAGGCCACCACCCAAGGGCGTTTACTCTTGCCCACACTGGCTGGGAAGAGACTGGAAAGTCCCAACTCGTGGCCGACTTCTTGAACCAAATGGTTTCCCCAGTGGAGTTCGAGGCCGCCTTCAAGGATCACAAACTGAAATCTGCATATAACTGGAGACGGTTTGTTTGGAACTTTGCCAACATCGCTGACTCCACAATTGAATACGACCGTAACAAAACGACAGCGGGTCTGCAAAAACGTCACTCATCACTTTACGTTGGGAAAAACACCGATTTTAGCCCTATTGCACCTGAGAGTCAGGTTAGTAAAGAGGAAGCACATACGGTCATCGAAGCTCTACGGAACGAGATTAAGAAGATAAACTTGTACGATGCAATCACTGAACGAGTCGGTTCAAAGTCTTTTCTGAAGTGAGGCGGCCCTATGCTGGCCGCAACCAACACGAAACAAGAATATAGGCCAGTCGGAGGAAGGCTATAGAAAACAGACGTATGGGAAAACGGGGACGTCACTAAAATTATAAAATTCTTAACAACGGGGTCTTATACGGATCAATATAAATATTTTTTGAATTGAAGTACTGGTTTGGAGGACAGGAGGAAGTATATGCTCAACCTCAGTGATCTTACCAACGGCTTGCCTGCTATTACACCAGCATTCGGCCAATACCTGGCCGAGGCAGGGGCTGTGTGCTTAGAATCTCAAGGACATTCCAAGGGTCAAGGGCTTTCCGTGCAAGGAATACATTCGCAATTCTACTCTCTCTACTGGCCCAATATTACGGATCAGATGGAAAGATGCCTTAACGATCCCGATGTCGCGACGGAGCACGGGGCAGTTGGAATAGCGGTCCTACTTATAAAGCGTTTGATAGGTTATGCGGTAATAGAGCGGTCACGAAAGGGAACGGGCTTCGACTATTGGCTTGGAGACGAAGCAGATATGCCTTTCCAGAATAAGGCAAGACTCGAGGTTTCTGGTATTAGAAATGGAGACCAAAAAACCGTCAACGCTCGTGTTCGACAGAAACTGACGCAGACTGAGGTATCCGACAAAATGAGGTTACCGGCCTATATTGTGGTTGTTGAGTTTGGCCGACCTCTTGCTGAAGTGAGGCAACGATGAAGGACGCGAACGAACTCCACAATGAGTCTATGGACCGGGCTGAGTTAGCACTCTTGGCCCGTATGAGGGGCGAACATGAGGAGGCAGAGCGTCTATTCACAGAATCCCTTCAGCTTGAAATGGAAGCAATTGAGGTAGTTGATCAGTTGCCGTACGTTGAGCCGAATTACTCTATTCTCCACTGTAGCGCTGCCACACTTGCTCTTGATTGCAATGATTCGCGCCTCGCGGAAATGTTGATCAGCAAGGCTCTCGCCCACGATCCCCCCCCGCAGATAGCAGACGAACTCCGGGACTTATTCGAACAAGTCCAGTTCCGCCGACATCTCCAGTTGCGTGGGATAACCCTGGCCGAGGACGAACTGCAGATGAGCTTGGCTGGCCAAGGAGTAGGCTTTGGCGTTGTCCATAGTGGTGAGTTTCTTCAAAGAATTGATGGCGCTTCGAAAATTATATATAGGATCGTGGAGCGCCGTCAGAATAAGCCTTTCCGAGAAAAAGGCCGTCTGGCGCGACTCATTAAGGACGACTATGAGCTCTTTCTGTCTGTTCCTCGCGCCGCGAGTTTTGCAGTTACACTAAAATTGGGTCACCCGTCTAACCAGCCCAAATTGCCAGGTATTGCGGATGCGTTTGAAATCGTTAACGAATTTATGACCCTTATGGGTCTCGTCAATAAAGCCGACTTCTCCGCAATCGAATCACGAATTCCTGATCCTGTTTATAGAACGAATTTCGTACAATTGGCTAAGCGGTTGGCTCCAGACGGGGATAACGTCAAGGTTGTTGGATTCACTTCGATTCACGAAGGGCGAGAAAGGTTTGTTGAAGTCACGCGGCCTAAAACCAAGATCATAACTCCTGAGCCGAGGTCCGTAGTGCAGGCTGAGTTGGTAGTTGTTCGAGGTGTGCTGCGATTTGCGGACGCCACTCACACAGACAGCGGGCATATCAAGATCGTCGACGAAGAGAGTAAGACTACTCATCAAGTAAAGGTCCCGGAGGGCATGATGAACGACATCGTAAAACCACTGTGGGACACGACAGTGGTGATCAAGGGTAGACGGGAAGGGAATTACATTCTTCTTCAGGATATTATTGAAGAAGAATAGGTTCGAACCAGTCGCTGCACCGAATCGGCTGGAAACGGCGCCTACCTCCCGGTGAGCTTTCCGTTAAATTTTATGATTATGAGTATTTTTTTAAACTACGTGCGGAGATGTGATAATTTCTATAGTTAAAAGAAAAAAGTTGGGGAATAATTTCCGCAATTCTTAGGTCTGGGGTTTATTTTTTGTCCAATCCAGTCCCTTCGTTTTCTTTTTGTTGATTTAAAGGATTTACCTCGTTGGAAATATTATTATTTTGAGATAATATAAGACATCCAGGAATGGAAAAACACTGAACTGCAAAATCTCTCTCTGCCTCCAACCAGGCCGTTTTATAGTCATCGGGATATAATCTGGTGTACATAAAAAGACCCTCCTTTTACCTAAATTTCAATAGTTTTTGTAATGTTACCCACACCAGGAGCTACTTCGCTACGTTTTTTTGCCTTTTCGATAAAATCTTTTACCGCTTCTTTACTAAGTGATTTTTTATAATCGGCTTCGATAAGTGAATATAAAGCATGAGGTCCACCGGACCCGATGGCAACAAAACCGATCGGATCATGGCATATCATATCACCGGGGTTTATGACTGTGTAAATATGACAAGCAGAATCGTCTTTTCCCGCCAGAATAAATTCAACTCCAGCGTTATATTTTATAAATGCTTGGTCAATAATTTGAACAAGGCTTGGAAAGAGTTTTTGCTGTAAAGTTAAATAAGAATTTAAATCCAGTCCCCGTGGTTCTAATTCATTTCTGATGATGCGAAGTTTCCGAACCAACTGGTATGATTCTCTTAATATATCTGCTATCCGCTGTGTTGATTGAATGTTTTCAATGTTAACGCGCTGTTTTGTTATCTTTATAATTTCATTAGCAAATAATACATCTCCAGCAATTAAAACCCAGGCGTTATCAGTAATCTTTACGATTTTATCTATTTCTTGATTTTCAAATTCATACCCAATCGGGAAATGAGCCGTAATCATTTGATCTGATGTAAGAATACACCCATTACCATTATCACATAAAGCAGCTATACATACGGTCAT